CAGAGAGGGACTTGAACCCTCACGTCCTTGCGGACACAAGGCTCTCAACCTTGCGTGTCTACCAATTCCACCATCTGACGTTATCGGCCTGGAGGGACTCGAACCCACACGCCGGCACCCCGGCAACTGATCTTAAGTCAGTTGTGTCTACCAATTCCACCACAAGCCGTTATTTTCGTAGCCCAGAAGGGACTCGAACCCCCACTCCTTACGGAACCTGATCCTAAGTCAGGCGCGTCTACCAGTTCCGCCACTAGGCCATTTTTACAGCCCTACTCCGATTCGAACAGAGAACCCGAGATTTGGAGTCACGTCGGTTACCAATTACCACATAGAGCTATATAAAAAATTAAGGTCCCTAACTTTCGTAGGAACCTTAAAATTCTATCTAATACAGATTAAAACTATTTAGTCCCTACAGGTACACTACTAAGCAAGCACCAGCTGAGTAAGCTGCTGCTGAGTAACTGACACTGTAAACTTAGAGACTTCATTTGTTTCAATCCTTTATAATTATATATAAAAATTTTTTCCTAAAAGTTGTTTTGTTTTTTACGCTGTTAAATATAGTAAATTCTATTTCGGTTGTAAACCCCTAAAATAAAATTATTTTCCTTTATACTCTCGCCAAGTTGGTAACTTAGCTTTACTGGTTAAATGAAACGTTTGACATAATGGACAAAAGTAAATTCTTTGCTCATGCCTATTATGGTCATTCTTCAACCGACTTGCAGCTTCACACTTATATAATGCAAACTGTGCATCGATTTTTGTCTTATAACAGATTTTACCACACTCACATTTTTCATAGGTATTTTTCATAATTAACTCCTCTTGAGTTGAACATGTAAATGCTCGTTAGCTGTTCCTACATCTTCATGTAATACAGTATAATTATTGCCAAGCGTTACCTTGATTACATCAATAATATTCTTTTTAACAGCTTTATCTAAATCTTTAACTCGAATATCAATCGCTTTACCCTGATAATGTGCAGAATTTTTAGAATGACCAATATAATCATTTGCACTTGTAATCAATGGAGTATATTTTGGGTCGTTTAAAATCTTTCTGTAAACTTCAATGATTTCATACAATGCTGTATCGATTTCAGAAACAACTGTCATATTGACACCTTCTTTCTGTTTAACATTCTTAATCACATAGTCATGGATATTGAACTTCTCAGAAACCTTTGTCAATTCGTCTTTGATTTCTTCAGACACCTTTATTGCAGTTTCATTCTTCTGATAGAACTTACTGAAATAGATGTCAAAACCGACACAAGTACAGAAAGTTAAGGTTCCGAGGATAATCAGAAACTTCTTCATATGTTTCATAATGAACTTAATTCCAAAATATGAAATTATGAGAGCAAGTCCTGAAATAATAAATGCTTTAACAAGAATAATGCCCATTTATTCTCCTTTTTAAAATGGTTTTCTTGTTTTTAAATATAGCAAAACAACGGGTTTTTGTCAATACCCGTTAAAACTCGTCAATATATACGCCTGTTTCCCTTGAAGGGTCATACATGACGTTTATATTGTTATATGGATCTGGATTTGCCTTTGCACTGTTGTTAACCATATCATTAGTAGCCAAAATATCTTTAATTTCATATTGACTTGGTAATGAATCTGGTGCAACTTTATAAATTGGGTCATTCGGATCCGATAATGTCGGAGAATTTGCAGAAATTGTATACTTATTATCTTTGTAAACTTTTAATGTAAATGTATAAGTATGTGGTTTTAAACCGAATGCCTGTTCATAATATTTTACGTCTACAATTCTATAGAAATAATCATTTGCGGGAATATAAATTATATCACCAATAGAAGGCGGCTGTTCTTCATATACTTCTGGAGTATTCTTATCAACACCACCATATGTTGAATAATAATTAAATGCGTCAATACTTGCAAACATAGTTACAGTATCTTCGCCCCAAATTCCCTGTAATTGATAACTTCTTACATTAGGAGGTAACTGTTCGACATATCCATTAAAATACCAGCTTCTGAGAATCATTCTTAACTGGTCTTCACCATAAAGCTTGTCTCTAAGCAAATCTTCTGTTACACGATAATAGACACACTTGAGACCAAATGTGTCATATGCGTCAGTAACAATACTATCTGTTGTATCAGTTTCGTTAGTACAAACTATATTATTTCCATCACTTATCGGTTTTGTTAAACCATTAAGTGTTCCACATAACCATGGATATGCATCTGTATTTTTTACCTCAGCTACCATGTATTATTTATAGTAAGCTTTCAGTATTCAACCTAAGATGCTTGTAATAATCCCTAGTTTTATTGATTTCCTTCTGTCTATCAATAACTGCTTGGTATGTGGCTGTATGGAAGGTTTTACCTAAAAGTTCTGTATTTTCTGCAGTTAATGAATCTGCAACAGAATTGACATTTACAGTTCTCTTAGTAATACCATCATCAATAACTGCTATATAGTCAATTTTGACTTTCTTTGCACGTTCAAGTTCAGCCTTAAGACTATCTTCCCTTAATAATTCAGCTCTAATAGAATCTCTAACATGAAAATATTGGGCAAGACTGTCTCGAATACGTTGTCTATTTCTTTCCTGTTCTTCTAATGTTGCAACACGTCTTGCTTCCATTAAAGAATCGAATTTTGCAATCATTTCCGGATTTCCTTTTACATTCTTATTCAAGAATTTAGAGAATGCTGTAGGAATATCTTGTTTTTGTTCGTGCTGAACAACAGTAACAGTTGTTGTTGCATTAACTTGATGTTTTGAAACATCAATATTGGTCAGAAACAAAGTCACACCCATAAGGCAGACAAAAAAGACCATAGCAATGAATGTATTTATTTGCATAGCTTTACCATATTTTACAATAAAATTATAACCAAAGTTCGGTTTTCCATAATGAGGTTTTTCTGGTGGAATATGAGGTTTTACTTCTGGTTCAGATTCATCTGGAATATCATGTTTTAAATCCATATTTACAACAGGATAACCATCTGAAAGGTTTTCAGCGTAGTCATATTTCTTAGTTTTCTTCATTTACAATCCTCTTTGTGTAATATTCCTTATTGTTATCAATTTCGTTTTGTCTTTCTCTTGCCGCTGTATAAGCAAGTTCACCAAAAGAATTACCAAGCAATGTCATATCTTCTGGAGAAAGAGAATCAGTCACAGTATTGACTACTACTTGTCGAGAAGTAACACCATCATCGATAAATGCAATATAGTCAACTTTAATTTTATGTTCTTTTGCAAGTTCAGCATTGACACTATCTTGAATTCGATATTCATTTATTAAGCTATCATGTAGAAATTCATAACGGGCTATACTGTCAGCAACAAATTTTTGTCTTGCTTCAGCTCGTTTTGCTTCTTCTTCAGCTCTTACTCTAGCATTTGCATCCTTGCAACGTTGACAACCTGCACAAAGACAAGCATTACCAAATGACTTGTCTCCATCTAAATCCATTTTGGTAAATGCAAAAACCATTGAACCCATAAAGATTGCCATGCCTATAATAAGTGAAGTGGCAAAAATCGTAAATGCAGATTTTGACAATTCTGAATCGCCAGTATAATGATCACCATCATACGATGAGCCTATACTGATAACGTATGGGTGATGCTCTTGATTATCCATTAATTATCATCCTCTATAAAAGAAATGTTTACAGGAGTAAAATCTTTTTCCTTACCTACATCAACAAACTTAGCATTTCTCCAATACCGTTCATTATGGTCAATTTCTTTCTGTCTTAAAGCAATCATTTTATGTGTTGCTTCTCTGATAGACCGGTTAACCATTTCTGTGTCTTTGTGCGTAATAGAATCGGTTACTACTTTGGATGCAACAATTCGTCTTGTAACACCATCATTGATAACAGTATACATTTCAATAGTTACAGGCATAGAAAACTTACGGTCTTCTACAATTTCTTTCTGAAATGCAGGTTTATGCCAAATTTCACCTATAAAATAAAACGATGCACAACCTGCTAAGAAAATAATCACCGTTAAATATTTTTTAAGTAGCTCTTCCATAGATTACTCCAAAGAAATGAAGTTTTCAGTCTTAATCTTAGAAACTCTATAATAAGTCTTAGAAGTATCGATTTCAGTCTGTCTGTCCTTAGCCATATTTGTAGCCATTACAGTAATAGTCTTAGTCAAATGCTTCATATCTGCTTCTTTAATCGTATCTAACACTGCTGCTGTTTGAACTTTTCTTGTAGTAATACCGTCTTCAATAACTGCTACAAGTTCAATCTGTACTTTCTTTTCTTTCGGCAATTCAGCAATAAGACTATCATGCTTAATTGCTGCTTGTGCAATAGAATCAGCTCGATGATTCAAATCTGTTGCATAGATAGAATCAGCTAAAGCCTTTACATCAAGTGAATCCTTTGTTCCATCTTCAAAGACTGACATGCTGTCAATAGCCAAAGCCATTGCTTGTGCCCTAGAATATGGATTCTTTGTAATAGTCTTAGTAACATTTGTTTGCATTGCCTCTGCAGAACGTTCATCTAACCATGCTTGATAACGATTCATCAAGTTAGAAGCAATAACTCCCAAACCAATAACAAATGCAATAGATATAAGTAACGCAGCACATCCGATTTTAGCTTCTGTCCAAAACGGCTTCTTAATTTGCTTTTCTACTACCTTAATTTCGTCTTCGAAAACAATCTTAGGACGTTGTTCCTCAGGAATACTTCCAAAACGCTTTTTCCATTCAGCATCCAGTTTTTCTTCACGTTTCTTCTTGCGTTCTTCTTCACTAATTGGATTATGCAGGAAATTTTCTGATTCTACAGTTTCATATACTGCAGGATTAATAAACTGTAAAGTATATCCTTCAAATGCATGAGACAATTTGAATCCAGCATCTTCTACACCAAGTATTGCTCCAGTAATGCTATTTTCGAATGAAACTGCTTCGCTGACGATAATAATGTGCTTATCGTCCTTGAACATATCCATATAACCCTTACAGATACCAGAACGAATACGAGAAGGAATTGTAGTCCAGTCATATTCAAAGATAGTCTTATTGCTCATAAGGACTACAGGAGCTGTTTTCTTTTCGTCATAATAACCAAGAACATTGACGTCTTTAAATGCGTCAATACCGGTTACAGTATAAGTCCAATCATACATTGCTCCTGCTGGATTTCGTTCTGCTGTAACTTTGATTGTAAGATACTTATATTTTAAGCAACTGTTATTATCAACCATATATTAGTCCTTGATTAATGAATCATACTCTTCCGAAAGTTCATTACTTGTTTTCTTTTTTACTGGATCTGGAAAAACTTGTTTTGTAATACCGTTAACGATTGCATTAAAAATAGCAATAATTATAATAAACGGCAATGCTACAGCCATGATACCACACGAGAATAGGTGTAAGAACAAAATTATTGACAGTTTAAGTGTAAATCGTTTATCTTCGAGGTCAAGTTTATCATACTTAACTCGGTTAAGATGTGGTTTAGAATTTGAAAGATAATATCCCAAACCAAAAGTTAACCAATAGGTCAATGTAGAAACGCCCCAAGAAATAGTAACTGGATTAAATCCTATTTTAAAAATAGCATAGAACCAAAGAAAAGGAGATGCAAGCTCAGCAAGCAGCAAAATCATAAAAATGACTTCGAAAAAAGTAAAACTATCCGAAGAACTTTCATCATAGAAGAAATGAATTGTGTATTCCTGAAATTTCTTAAACATTATTATTCCTAAAAAAATCAAATAAGATAATATTCTTAACATATAATATAGTAAAAATAGCTATATTTGTAAATAGGCAGTTTTATAAATAAACCGTTCAGGTTTCCAAAAACGTATTGTCAGACGACAGTGCAGTACGCCATAGAGGCGGAAGGGTTTTCCTTCAAAAACCCATAGCGGAGGAACATGAGATGTCATGAGACATGGATTATCCGAAGGTAAACATTAAAAATTAAAGAAGACAAAATGAATAAAAAAGAAATAAACATTTTAAAGAAATGTTCAAAAAACATTTTACAATTTTCACATTATGCAAAAATATTGACTGACCATGGTTTAGATACCTACGAACCATATTCCTTTCAGAAAAAATTACTCAAGAAATTTTCTGACGGATTAAAACCAGAAAGTATGGGACGAAGAAATCAAATTGTTTTAGCACCAAGACAATGTGGAAAAACTACAATTATTGCAATTTATGCTCTTTGGTATATAATTTTTAATCCAGACAAATCTGTTGCAATAATGAGTCATAAATTAGATGCTGCAAAAGAAATTTTACATAAAATAAGGGAAATATACTGTAATCTCCCAGAATTTATGAGACCATTTGCAACAACTAATTGTAATGAAAAACTCCAATTTGAAAATCATTCTTATATAATTGCAGTTTCTTGCTCTAGTAGTGCAGTTAGAGGACGTACTATAGATTTATTAATATTAGATGAAGCAGCATTTATGAGAAAGTCTGATTTTGATAATTTCTTAATGTCTGTATTTCCTACACAAG